CCTCTGGCGCGATGAACTGGAGCGACGCTTACCTCGGCTACGTCGGCGTTCGCCCGCTTTGCTATCTGAAATCCGAAATCTTGGTATCTGTCCCCGGAGAGGACGACGAAGAGAAAAACGTTGAAGTCGCCGAAGAGGACCGCGCACAGCTTGTTCTTATCGCAAGCGACAGAATTTTGAATGCCCTGAATGAATACCCCGTGGAAGTTTGGGGCGAAGCGCTGGGCGCGGCTGTGGCTTCTCTGTTCACGTCGAAGCAGGACGCGGCGCAGATCGCGCAGGAAGACAAAGACAAAGCGGCGGAGGTCTGAACCCCCGCCGTCGTGAAAACTGGATAAAGAAAAACCGCCCCGCGTTTG